AACGTAGCCGTAGAAAATGCTCCAGATATATCTCTAAATGTCAATGGGACACTTTCGTCTTCACTCCTTAGTAAGTTACCACCAGCATCTCTTACTCCAGAACCTGAAATTGTTGTTATGGCTCCAATTGTACTTGCCACATCAGGGCTCCAAACAGCTAATCCAGTAAAATTTCTATTACCGTAATATCCAGACAAAATTTGATATGGAGAGTTTTGAAAAGAGTCTATAACCTGTATCCTGGAATAACCAGGGTATTGATTTACCGCTTGAAAGGTTCCTGTTTTAGACAAATTGGTGTTATCGGTAACAATGACCCTTAATCCTATTTCTCTTGAATATTCTATAGACTCTGGAGTTCTGGAGCTATCAAACATAGCAGCATTATTTGCTTGTGTTATTCTATAAGATAAACCTTGATAGTTTTTTTCTTCTTTTATCACTTGACCAGCAGAATCTAAAACTTGAACCGTAACTTTTTGAGGCAAGTCAACAAATGGATTTTCGTAAATTTGCTCTTTGGTTGCCATTTTCCCGCCCGTAGGATCAAGATATTTCCATCTAAAAACTAAATCTTTTGAAGTCCAATTGCCCCTGCCGTTTCCACTGTAAGTACCATTATCAAAACCAATTGAATATTTTACAGAGTCTTGATCTGCGGTATCAATTGTGAATCCACTTGGAATTGTAGAAGTTAATAATTCATTAATGTCATTGATTTTTAAATTTGCAGAAGGTAGCATAACGATTCCTGTCGCCACATAATCGGAAAGTAATTTATATGTTGTTCCTTGCGAATATATTTTAAAATCATATTGGCCCCAAATGTCATTACCGTCTGAACCTGTTATTGGGATTGTTAAAGTATGTATTCCTGATGGAGTAGAGTATGCTTGAACTATTGAGTCATACTCATTTGTTGTTGAATAGTCTGGTTTACTAACGTAAACTTTATATCCAGTAATTGGACTATTTGTTCCAGACCAAATAATGTGAATGCCAGTGTATTTTGTCGTTCCAGAAAAGCCACTGATGCTTTGTATACCAGATGGCGGATTAGGTTTTACGACCACATCATATGGCCCCTGAACATAATAACTAGGCGAAGTATCTAAAATATCTTTTTCAATATAATCATCCTTATTGTTTAAATATTCAATACCTACAATGCCGTATTGATTAGCCTCTTCTTCTTTTGTTGCAATAGTTTTGTATAGTTTTGGCTCAACGCCCGAGCCGCTTAGAACATAAAGAGAGCCTTCAGAGACTAAATCTAAATTTTGAGGAGTTGTATCTACTGTTAAGCTATAAATACCTTTAGGATATCCAGTGCCATAAACTAAGCCGCTATATCCAATACCATTAGATTCTGGCAATGATTTCAAATCAGATTGGCCTAGTGTTCCGCCTCCAACATAAACCTCCAACCCAAGTGCAGTAAATGCGCCAGACACAAGAGCAGATGTCAAAGTTGTGGTTAGCGGAATTTTCCCTGTACCATAAAAATCTTTTGGCAAACCAACAGAATAATAACCATCGCTATTTCCTCTGGTCCATTTTGTTGATGATGTATTATTCCCGATTCCTGGGGTGGACGCAAAAGTTACTGTCTCATTAGTTCGGGTAAGTGTTGGATTTTTGTCAATATGGAAAGTGATGCTATTTGGGTCGTCGCTTATACTATTTATTCTTGAATTTTCTGGAATTCCAGAGCCAGCAACGTACATTCCTACAGCAACTCCACCAAGTTGAGAAATGCTTTGAGTTGTTAATCCAATATTTTTATTTAATGTTGCAATATCGCATTGTCTGGTGAATTCGTTTAAGTAATCTTCAGTAAAGTATTCTTTAGACGTATGATCTCTTACGCAAAAATATGTGTCAGCTCCATGCTTTACGGTAGCGCCAATAACATAATCTCTTCCAGGCTTCCATTCCTCCAAATTAGAATTTGACATGTTTCCGAAATCAGCTTGAACAAAAGTGTAGTAGGGTTGTAATTTAGAATAAGCTAAAAGATCTCTATAATTAAATTTTATGCCAGGATAATCTAGTCCTCTTTTGCTTCCAGCTTCAAGAAGGCGATAACCCCCTTTTATTAAAGCAACACAATATAAACAATTCTGTTTGCTTGTATTTGTGTCTAAGCCTAATTTAAATACTTCTGTCGCGGCATATCCAGTTGACCATATTGCATTTGGAGTTGTAGAATCTTCTAATGTTCCACTCGGCCACACTGCTATAACGACATCTCCAGCGCTTGCTCCAATATAAACCGGATTTGACCATATACTATTAATATTGTTGCCTAATAAAGTAGAATTTACATTAACTCCCGCACTATTATAGCTATAAATAACAGCTGTACCTACAGCCTCTTCTCTTCCATTATTCGCGATAGTAAAAGCAAAATCTCCACTTTGGGTATAGGAAGTATTATTAAAACCGCTCACAACACCTACCCAACTTTGAGTTGATGCAGGTATTAATAATCCAGTGCCAGCATTTCCAGAAAAATCAATATCTATCTCAAGATTAGAAAGAACCCCAGAAACTCCAGAAAATGTTAAAGTGTCCCATTTAGGATTTCCATTTGCTACAGTATGAGGAGGAAAATTATAAACTACGCCAGTTAATGTAGTTAATCCTGTATAAAGAGATCCTGAGACTCTAGACTGAGAAGGGTGAACATCATGGACTACAGATTTAAGCAAGAAATCTCCAGTTAAAGTTAAAATCGCGCCGTATGCATTAGGGTCTTCTATATTATTTATTACCGTATGGATATTAAACTTTCTAGTTTGTTTTTGTCTTCTTGCTCTAATTTGCTCAAGTGTTCCAGTAAAATCTCCACCACCTCCAGTTAAAGAATTTAAATCAGAAAGAGAAAAATTACCAGACGGCACATGTATATAAACTCCAGAATCTAATCCTGCATTGAATTCACCGTCAATTTTAATTGTATTTGCGGCTTCATTGACCTCTAATATTCTCCCAAATGATCGGCCTACATTTTTAACTTCATCACTTATTCCGAAAACGTCACCAGGTTGTAAATACGCTCCTTCTAGGCCCGCTACAAACGTAACAGTATCTGTTTCGTGTATAGAGCTTGTTAGCGCATATCTTCCTATTCTTCTAGCCTCTGATCTTGAAGTACACCCAGCTGCATTTATTTTATAAGGATTTAGTCCGTATTTTAAAATTCCATCAACGTCTTCAACGAATTCGACTTTGGTTTTGTAATTGTCGAATTTATCGTTGTACGTTACTTCTACACTTGTATACCTTTTATTTTTAGCTGTTTCCGAATAGTTAAATAAACCCTCCTTGACGTTAGCATTAGCAAAATAAACTAACGGCTCTTTTTTCTTATCCGCAATAAAAGAAAATCCACCAGTAGTCCAATAAATCATTCCCTTAAATATTGCGGCTAGATCTTTTAGTACGTTATATGCTTCGTCTTTATTAAAAAAGATGATATTGCATGTATATCTTGGCTCAAGACCTCCTTTACCATCAGGTACGCCCCTGAATCTACCATCGTCATCTACGGCATCACAATGTCTTCCTATATCATACAGTGTCCATTTATCAACAAGACTAGATTCGATCAAATTGCCCAACCCATAATTAAAATCAGTTATAATATCGTACAAAATCCAAGCTGGATTGTCTGTCCATGCAATTTTAAAAGTTCCATCCCAGTCTCCGTAATAAATTTTATTGCTATCGTAAAAATTTGAATTACAGAATTGCTGCAACTTTGAATCGGAATCGTGAGCTAAATTAAACTTTGCGCCACCAGTATCCTCTGCAAGCTCTCTAAGAGTTCTTGTGCCAGATCGATCAGGGTCTGTATTTAAATAATATAATTGAATGCCAGATTCTCTAGCCCTGTTCAAAAGAATCTGATAAGTTTCTGGACTCATTGTTTCTGGAGTTGATCCAGAAAAATAAACAACTTTTCTCACTGTGTTCTTCCAAAGATTCTGAAGAACCGTTTTTTCCGGGAGCTTACCAACTTCATCAGTAATACTGAACTGATTTTTTCTAAAAAAGAAATTAGCAATATTTGTCTCTGATGGATTTGTTAAGGAGTTGTTTAACTGACTGATATCCAAAGCCGAATCTAATTGTTTAAACATATTGGTTTGATTTGCTCCAGCTGAATCTGGAGTTTCCATTTCCGCAAATGAAGCCGTATTATAATATGTAAATCCAACTACGGTATCTCCAGTTGATTCGTTAATAACAGTATTAAAACCTGACTTGGCCTGCCATATAGAAAATCTAATATTAGTATATCCAGCAACTAATTTAAAAATCATTTCTTGCAAATTTCTTCTTATTAATCTCCTAGTTTCTGCATTCATGTTTTGGTCAACCATGAATATCACATCAAGACTATTGGGATTTGCTGGATAATCAGGATTAGCAAATACATATCTTCTATCTAAACCGTTTCCACCTGTCGGGAAATAATTAGAAGGTACTTTAACCTTCTTCATTTTTACGTCAAATTCTCTGCTGGGCATCCCACTAAATGTTCTTGAATCGAACTTCATACCAACGTGAGCTACATATGGGTACGAAAAATTTCTATCAATTACTTCGTAGATACCATCTACTACAACTTCTTTTTTTACGAGTGGGGAAACTGTTTCCGCAGTTATTTTTTCTACTATAACGTATCTGTCTTTACCATTTTCAGAAGGCAATAATTCAATTTCATTTGAATTGAGTAAAGTTGCCTGCAACACTGTATCAGTATTAACGCTACTACTGGTACCGCCTACTTCATTTGGATTTGGTGGTTGTGAGAGCATTTATTTATAATAAAATTTAGGCTGTTATTGTAAAGGTTCTTGTATAATAAAGTGGATTAGCTGGATCGTCAGATAGTCCACCTAGGGCTACGGTTGCGGAAAGTCTAACTGGCTGATTGTCAGGAGAAGAGGCGTCAATGTAAACGTAATGAATGCCAATGCTTAATTTTCCCGTGGTCTCGCTTGGAATTGTAAAAGAAAATTGTCCGTCATCTGCTACTTGAGAAGCTAAAACTCTTTGTTGATACGGTGTTGATGTTTTTATGTCTATTTGAGCTACAATATCAATAGCGGGTTTAATGTAAGATACTGTGCCGTCTGTTAATATATAAGTTGCTTTCCCAGATAATGTAATAGCTTGCCCTCTAGTATATGATGTGGTGTTGGTTGGATTTCCATTGTTGATTGCATCAAAAATTGCCGTTGCTCCAGCTCCATCGCCAACAACACCAGAAGAAAATATAATTCTTTTTGTCGCGGCTGGAACATAAGGTTCAAAAGATTTTTTTCTTAAATTGTAAATTACTGGTAAAACCGCAGAAGGATTTCTCGGATTAATTTTAGAAGCTAAAAGCTCTTGATATGTTTTTTCCAGTGGCATGATTAATTTATAATTATGATAATTTTATTGATGATGGCAAGGGTTGAACAAATTGTATTGCCGAGCCAGCGGGTGTACCAACGTTTCTTCCCGATGGAATCGGCGTTGCGCTTGCAGTTTGGGTAAATCCTCCCTGTGAACTCAATGCTCCAGAACCTGTTCTGGTAGATTGCGAAACTGGTTCGCCTAACATATATGCGTAAGGAGAAGTGACGGTCCCAAAAATACTATATTCTTTTGTTGTAGCTTTTTTTGTACCTTCAATACCGTGAGTAACCGCAATTTTAACTTCTGCGTTTTCAGACGTTCCAAGCCGCCCATTTTCATTATGACCGCCTCCCTTATCAACTGTATCGCTGAGAGCCTCAATGATTAAACTAATTCTGATTTTCCTTACATCTTTATTTTTTATATGATGAACGAAAGTAAATGGGTCTCTAACATCTGTTGGATAACCTAATGCCCAACTTGTAAAGTCTCCACCATCTCTTGTGTCGGTAGAACCTCCCTGCTTTTGATCTCTTGGAACATTTACTGGGCCTAATAACTTAAAATTAGCTGGTTTGTAAATAAAAACATGAGCAAAGTTAGCTAAAGGTTTTTGATTTTCCGTTCCCAAATTAATTTCCATAACTACATTTCGGAAATTATATTTACCGTCATCATTCATTACTGGAACTTTATTTAAATAAATCCCTTTTAACATATCTAAACCATAAATTTTTTTACCAAATTGATCAACTAAGCCATAAATTGGACCTTCGCAAAGTAAGTCCACAATTTCTGCAACTGATATAGATTTTTTTACATCTTGAGGTTTTGGTGGTATAAGAGACGGAACTTTGTCATTTTTCTTTCCGCCACCTCCTCTACAAAATCTATATGGATTTAGAATTTTCATTATGTTGCTTGGACTGCCGAATTTAATTCTGGAGATGAAAGTCCTATAAATCTTGTAGAAGTTGTCAAGAAATCAATATTTATTTTTACGGGCGCAGAATAATAAATCTGTCTTTTGTTTATAGTCACTTTGCATCTATATCTTGCTTTGTAAGAAGCGTAGCCATGTGTTTCTTTTCCTTTTTCCAAAGGTCTTTGTGATATAAATCTGACAATCCTATTTGACTGAGCCGATGTTTGCTCGGAATAATTTATGAAATTTTCAACAACTGAGCCGCCGCCAGTTGCATTGGTAGAATTTTTGACGAAAATAGTTTTACCCGCCGCAACTGCTCCGTTATTTTCTGCCGGAGAGGCTCCGATAGATGTCCAATTTACGTTGCCAACATCAAATATTTTATATTTTTTACCATTGACCATTTGTGTCGCAGGAATTATTTGTTTACCAACGTTTGCGAATTTTTTATCTTTAAGGATGTTTAAATCGCTAGCGGCATGGAATAATCTTCCTTTTGGCACCGTCTGCCAATCAGAAAATACATCATCTCTATTTGTATCACGCTGGTAATAAATACTAATCCCGTCTCCACCTCTCATTTCTTGAAATCTAGCGTACAATCTGTGATAACCAGCTGTTAAATAAAGAGTTGTAGTTGTGGAATGAAGAGCGTTTATTTCTGTATGTGTTGGATTAAACGGATCTGCAAATCCAGAAAACATTCCATGCCCGCCATAATAGCTACTTGCTAAAGTAGAATCTATATATAAATCAGAAGCATCATCAGAATCAAGTTTAAATTTGTATGCTTGAACCTGCATAACTGTGCCGTTTACTGTTGCAAGAGGTTGAGTGTTATTTTTGACAAATGTTGATCCAAATCTGGGGGTTAAAGCTGTTCCGTTAATGCCAGTAAAACCAACACCGCTCCATTGACCCGTGGCTCCAATTTTAATAATTTCATATAAACCTGTAGCAGTGCCAAGTTCAAATAAATCTTTAACAAAAGATGCGCCATTTTCTCCTACAGTAGGCACATAAAAATAACCTATAAATTCCATTCCGTAATTATCTATATTGTTGATGACGTTTTTTGCGGTTGATTGATTAGTGTTAACAACCTGTAATA